AAAGACTTCAGATACCTGTCCTTCGGTATGCTCGCGTCCTTCAGCCAGTCCTTCATCGCGCCCCACATCTCAGCGCGCTTGTTGCCATACATCATGGGCTTCGTTGACTTATTGCCAAAGTTTACCCCGCGCACCTTGTATCGCTGTTCCTTCAACCGATCCACGACGCCTGCGCCGAGTCCGCCCTCATCTATTACGACCAAGGCTGGTTTGTATTCCTCTATTGTATCTATCACTCGTCCAACGACCTCCATCGTGTCGTCGCCTCTGTAGCGCTTGATTCCGATGATGTCGCGCCCCTGCCTTATGGCGATGACGGTGGCGTCGGCACCAAAGCGTGCTGGATCCACTCCGACCACGATGGGCGCGGACTGGTCGGATATAGCGGGACGTTCCATTGCCTCGTCAACCAGCGCGTTTCCGATGAACTGGTCGTCGCTGGCGTTGGGGAACTGACCGTAGACCTCGACGTGCGCTGCGCTTGAGTCGGGGCCATACTCGTCAATGATCTGTTGGTAGACGGCCTTATCCGTGCCTTCGACGGAGCGGGCATCGACAATTTTATTTCGCCAAAAGTCTCGCTTGGAGTTAAAACACTCATAAAAGTAACCAGAGTTACGACGGGGGTTGCTGAAGCACAACCAAAAGCGATTAGGGGTATTTTCCGTAAAAAAGCCCGCTGCAACTGACCAGATACTATCATCAATTCCGCTCGCCTCATCGAATACCAGCATGACACCCGCGAAGTTATGCACGCCAGCATATGCGTCAGGATTCTCTGCACTCCACAACCGCCCTTCTACGCCCCAATAGCGCGTTCCCATTTTAAGATCTCGTTCGACCAGCTCCGCTATCCACTTCGCCGGTAGGACTCGCGTCGCGGACACCTCAAACCAGTGGCTGTGTATCGACATACTTAGCCACTTGGTAATCTCAGCCCAGGTGACGCTACGGAGCTGCGCCTCAGAGTTAGCCGACACAATAGTCGTCGATCCTATTCTTGTCGTCAGCATCCAGATCGTTAGCCATGACACTAAGGCGGACTTACCGATTCCGCGCCCAGATGACACCGCCATCCGCAGCGTCTCAAAGTCTATCTTGCCGTCGTTAGCTTTGATGTGCTCGCGTAATTCTGTCAGAATTTCCCGTTGCCATTTACGCGGGCCTTCAAAGTGCTCAAGGGGCGTATTCGGTTTCTTCCACGGGAAGGCTAATCTGACGAAGGCCAGCGGATCGTTTTTCAGCGCTGGATTCCACAGCGTCGCCATCAAACGCTGTTCTTCCTCCGGGCTGTATATAGTCGTTTGCATCTATTATCTGCCCTTCGATGACTCGTTGCTGCGCCTCTTGAAGCGCCGCCGTGATGCTGATCGTCTGGTTAACTTCTACGCTGACAGCCTGTTTGGCTACCCAGCCATGTGCGTGCTTCAGCATCTCAAGCGCGGCTTTGCTATCGCCCGCTAACGCCGCTGTGCGGAGCACCGCAGCCATTTCCGCCTCACCTTCAGCGCGGCCCTTGTATTCGGCATACTCAGCTATCGGGTCAAGCTGTATCAATCGCCGATATTCTTGCGGCGTCATGCCAGCCGCATAGGCTAGGGCGTCGCCCTTCAAGCCTTTGCGCGCAGCGTCGTAAATCAACTCTAGATTCTTTTCCGTCGCCTCTATGCGGCGAGGCTCGTATGGCAGAGACTGGAATGTCATAAGGTTCTTTACCATGAGGTGAAAAAAATAAAAATAAAAAAAGTTTGCTCAATCCCTATATAGATATTCCCACCATCCCCAAGGCCCAGTCCCCCTGGCCGAGCTGAATGTAAACTAAGTTTATGTAAACACGGAGCTGAATGTAAACAAATGTAAACTTAATGTTTACGTAAACATGTTTATGTAAACGGCGGGGTTGAATGTAAACAGTTTACAATCATGCAGCTTTGTTTACGTAAACGTGTTTATGTAAACAAATGTGTGGCAGTTAATGTGCGCGCTTTGTTCTATTGACGCGAGCGCGCGCTTGTTTGCTGTAAACGTGTTTATGTAAACAAAGCGGTGCGCGCTTACTGAATGTAAACTAAAGATCGCTTGGCGGCGCGCACTGCGCGCACTCATCATGTAGCTACCAGGCGAGCGACTGCCAGCGCGGGCGCGTCGTGATTGTAAACTTAGTTTACGTAAACTTGACGGCGCGCGCGCTTTATGTTACTGCGTCTTTATTGACGCAGCGAGGGAATTCCCTGGCTGCGTTTTTGCGTAAGAGAGGGGGCGAAGCCTGGTTTTTGGCTTTCAACGCACCTCACATCGCTTTCAACGTCCGTGTCGCGCCTTACCAAACATTACCAAAAGTTAATGAGTTTGGCGAGTTGGGTAGTTTGGGTAGTGCCCAAAAAGTTGCTGGTAAGTTTTGCGCTGCACTGCACAATAGTATAACAATATTTTTAAATTGATTTTTAATCATATATATACCCAACTCGACAAACGGGTTCATTAACAGACAGTTGCCTCAACCCAACCACCGCCAAACCACTACCCAACACCGCATTTTCACTACCCAACACCGCATTTTTATTACTTAACACCGCCCACACCGTAAAAAAATATCTTATTTTGTGTAAAATAACTATTGACACTAGTTGTGCACATGTGTATAACTACAAACATCAAACGTAAAGGACACACGACAATGACCAAATACATCGCAGTAACCGAAACCGCTAAACTGATCCGCGCAGCTCTCAAAGAGGCGTTCCCGGAGATCAAGTTCTCTGTCCGCACTGACAAATACGCAGGCGGCTCATCAATCAACGTGAGCTGGCAAGAGGGGCCAACAGCGGCGCAAGTTGACGCCATCGCTAAGACGTTCCAGGGCGGCTACTTCGACGGCATGACAGACTATAAAGGCTATCACAATCACATGATGAACGGTGAAGAGGTTAGCTTTGGCGGTGACTTCGTATTCTGCCGCCGCGAGATCGCCAATGACAAGATAACCAAAGCCGCAGAGATCTTCGCCAAGATCGACCAAGACCGCTGGATCGACTTTATGCACCGCATGGGCCTTGAGCTATCGCACGCCTATCAGCTCGCCCATCATCAGCGCGACGCGCAAAACTTGGCTTACGCTTTCCTGCACAACATGAGCGCGCCACAGTTCAAAGGCCGCACATCTAAACTGGCTGAGTCCGTTACGTTGCACCGCTCATTTTGAGCGGTCGCAACTTTTCTGTAAAAAAGTATTTGACGTATCTTTTAAACATGTGTATAACTACACCATCGACAGTCCAATACAGGAATCACTCACATGAACGGCAAGATCCAAAACCTCAAAAACGCCTACGCTTCCGGCAACCACGACAAGACCTTCCGCGCTGCCTGCGCGCTGGTCAACTACAACAAGAAGCACCCATTCGCGGTGTGCATGTATCCAGGCGCAGAAGCAATCATCGCGCTCGCGCACAAGATCCAAGCAGCCGGTCTGGGGTTCTACAAATGAACCCCATCGCCACTTTACTCAACCTAGCGACCGCGTTAATCGCGGTCGTTATCTTCACCAACCTCATGCCAGGATTAGTTCATTGATAACTTACATATTCGAAGGCGGGTCGTGCGACGCGATACCAGACGAAGAGAAGGGCTTTGAGTTCACGCGAATCACAGCCAACAACGTCAACTTGAGCGCTGGCGATCTGCCATACAAACTGATGGAACGCATATTGCGCGGCAAGCGCCACGCGACCCGCATCCTTGCTCTTATCGAGGCCGACCGCAAATGAAACACGCGCTCTATGTCATCGGCCTAGCCGCCAGCGTAAGCGTGTTGATTCCGTCTATATTCATTCTTCTACTGTGGGTGCTTCAATGAATGAGATAAAATTTGGCTTTGAATGGTGGGATGATGGTGACTGCACGTATATTCGCGGCGTTGCGACGTTCGACACCAACATGACATGGGAGCAATGGCACGACATTGAAGGCGAAGAGCCTATGAAGATAAAACGCGAAACTGTAATATTAAATTCATTACAGTTGCCGTTCAAAAAGCTAGGCAAAGAGCACAGCGCTTGGCGCGACGCCGATCAAGAAGAGATAGATCACCTTCTGAAACAAGATGAGTTCTATGAAGACTTAGAGATCTATTGGATGGAAAGAAGCGACGATGAGTGATTACGACTACCTCTGTCTGTTGTATCGGTTGTCAACAGAGTCCCTTGAATTCATGCTCAAGCATGAGGACGACGCAGCCAAGCGCGCGATGATCGCAAACGAGATCGAGGCACGACGATGACAGAATGGCTTAGTAGGGGAAACGATAGGTTGCATAAGGAAAATGTCGCGCTTCGGCTGAAAAATGAACAACTGCACAAGCGCGGGATGCGATTGCGTAGAGTGTTGCGCGAGATATGCGACAGCGTAATTTCCGAAGGTGACGTGATTGCTGAGATTGAAAAGCGCGCATTACGCGACGCCCGTAACGTATTAGAGAATGAAAAATGACAATAGAACCACAAAGACACATGAAAGACCCGGCAGCGCTGACGCCATACGAGCAACGTATATGGGACTTGCGCCAACAAGGGCTGGACAACCATCAGATCGGCAAAGAGATGAACCAGCTCGCGGGCAGTATTGCGTCGCGCATGAAAGCAATAAAAGAGAAAGTAGAGTTACAAAATGCGCTCCGCATGGTGGGATAAAGAGACAGAAAGGGAAGGCGACGTGTTCGTGCGTGAAATAATAGCCGAAGTGGCTGATGAGTTCTTGATATTCCCGTCAGACATTGTGGGATACAAACGCGTGTCAAAGATCGTGCAAGCTCGTCACAAGGCCATGTATCGCGCTAGATATGAAACCCACTCTAGCTATTTAAAACTTGCGCGTATATTCAAGCGCGACCATTCTACGGTGATCTATGGCGTCAAATGCTGGGAAGCTAAACTGAAAGGGGCTAAGTATGATCGTGCTCGTTGATCCCGTCTACCTATACGACGGTCTGGGAATCTGCTATTAGTCGGGAGCGTATTGACCTCCCCTTGACTTGGCCCTGCGTCTAACGGCGCGGGGTTATTTTTGCGAACTCGTTAGCTGGCACGATGTCCGCGCCAAACGATTGCCTTGGCTCCTGCATCTGATAGAACCCGTAGTTCAGCAAGTAAGGCAGGACGTGCGGCATCAGCCAGTCCCGCATAGCGTTTGTAGACGCGGCTACGGGATGCGGCTGGTAAGGCGCTGTCTGGCTGTATAATGCGGCGTCATGTGGTAAGGTAGCCTGGAACGCCTTGACCCTATCCCAGATCGACGCTGTGCGGTCAGGATTAGCGCTTAAGAACTCAGAGATACTATCAGCCATGACCGATTCCGAATACGAGCGGCGCTTAAAGGCGCTACAGCAAGAGGTTAGTTCGGCCTATCTTAAAGGATATGAAGAGGCGCGGCAACGGTCACAATGGACGATCAGCGCTGCCGTCGATGAAAGCGCGCGGCTGCGCTTGGCACTTGAAGAAGCATTGGCGCAAGTGGACGATGAGACAAAGGCCCATATTCTATCAGCAATGCACAGACGCAAATAAGATAATCAATCATAGTCAGACCCTCCAAAGGGTCAGACCATGATCACGGCAATCTGTCAGAATGTCAACGACACAACCCTTCCTTACAGGTGTGATAAACGATCTTCGTTAATTCACAGCCGGATAAGAGAAGCGCGCTACTTAGTATTACGAAAAGGCGATACATTTCCTTCGACCTTTACTGGTTCGATTGCCCGTCTTAGATCTGATTTCGACTCATGTTGGCGGTCAGGCCGCACATAGATGTGACGCTTGGTCGGCAGCTCCTCCGCCGCACACATCCCCATATCAACCCAGCCAGCCTCCGCGAGCGCGTGCAGTAGCGCGGGCTGCGGGATCTTGAGGCCAGAGGGTGCGATACCTGGCCCCATAAGCATCTCACAGTGCCGATACCAAGGGCCAGCGATAACGCCAGACTCGAACGGCGCGGCGCGCATCTCGATCTGATGCAAGATGAAAGCCTCTGCCGTGGACAGACCGCCGACGATCATGGTGCGCTTGTAGTCCGTTTCCATAGGCGCGGCGGATGGGTTGAACTTCGACACATCACGCGCGTGCAGCCAAGACCCAATCGCCTCAAAGCCGCCGTTGTTATACCAGCCCCACATTTCCTGCGCTGCTGCGGGCGTCAGGCGGTCGCAGTTCGACCAGATACAAAACCAACGACGATCCTGCGTAGGAAGAGAAATCGGAATCTCGTCATTAGAGAACGCCAGGACGAAAAGTCGATTGAGCATGTCATAAGGGTGCAGATTTTTACGATTGATCGTAATCACGTCCGGCGGCGCGGCGATGATAGGCTTCAGCTTGTTCGCCAGCGCGCGACGTTGCGCGGCGTCTGGTTCCTTCAGCTCGTTAAGGACTAGGATTTCACTCTCAAGCGCGTAACCCCACTGCGAGGATAGGCTTTCGTTGTTGATCAATCCATAGTTCTTTTTATTCGGGCCGCACACAGCCCAGATAAACGGAGCCCACATCGTATCTTTGCCGCGACCCTCCTTGCCACCGTGCAAAATCGCGTGATTGATTTTGACGTTAGGGTGTTGAATCTTGCAAGCCATCATATCGAAAACGTGATTGCGCTCGCGCTCGTCAGGGATCAGCGTCTCGCAATGTTTCAGCCAAAGGCTTACGTCGCCCTCTTTGCCCTTCACGTCGGGCCGCGCGTTGCGCCAGCGATTGCCATAGACAAGACCGTCCTTGTGAACCAGATCGGACTCACCTGCCGCGTAAGTAATACCCTTCAGCGTATATTCGCACGTACTCTCGCGGTGCTCATCGTAATACACTGACGCCTCAATCCTGCGCGGCTTCAGCCCGTTAACGGACACACACGAAACGCCGCGAAAGATTGCATTAAACGTGCCGCGCGAATATTCGATGCAAGACTCTTTATCAAAATAAGAATCATCATCCATCACATAGAAGAAACGCTTGAACCAACTCTCTTGCTCAACACGTCCGGCTTGAAAGCGTTTAACATCCGCAATACGTTTGTCTGCGCTGTCTTTAAACGCGGTGTTCTCCGGCAGCGCCTTTGCCAGTCGTTG